ACCAGCGTCACCTGTAACGGTCACAGAAGGCGTTGTAGCAGCCGTAGAAATGACGCTAGGTGCTACACTCGCTGTGCCAGATATAGTCGCAGATGGGGTTGTAGCAACACCAGCAATAACACTAGGTTCAACACTTGCTGTACCTGATATTGTAGCTGATGGCGTAGTAGCGCTAGTAGCTATAACGCTAGGAGTTACACTAGCTGTCCCTGTTACAGTCGTAGCAGGTACAGTTGTCGTACCTGCAATTACCGCAGCGGCAACATTCGCAAAGGCTGTTACGGTTACAGCCGGTACAGTCGCAGTACACGCTATTGTTGAAGGAGATACGGTAACGCTTGACTCTCGGTAAGCCCCAGAGTTTCTGTAGTCTGTTGAGGTACGGTATGCTACGCCAGCCACGCATAACCTTCCTAACTTGGTTGATCTGGGAAGTTAGCGGTGTCGGCAGGAGTCCATGTTGCTGGGAAGTCTCGTAGTTGTTGCCTGTATGTAACCCATTCAGCTTTCTTGCTGTCGGTTAAAGGACTGTCAATTACTTGAGTCCAATCACTTTGTACCAATAATACATTACGTTGATCTTTCATTCGTTCAATTAACCATTCATTTGGAATAGTTTCTGGATCTAACAATTCGTTTCGTAAATTCATTATGCCACCCTGTACACTATTTGACCTGTGAAACTGTCACCTGTTCCCCATGAAGGCGCAGGTGTTGCTGGACCTACCCCCCCTGCATACGAATAATTACCTGAACCAATGTACCAACCATAAAAATTAATTTGTGTTGCGCTAACTACTACACATTGACCCTGATGTATCTTTCCTTGGCTTGTGTCATGGAACCAACCAGTACCAGCTATTTGCCAATGATCGTAGTCAGCATCTACAGGAGGTGCTAATGTAACAGTTCCAGTAACTGAAGTAGTACTTCCAAAAATTATCTTAAATTGTGCAACACAAACTTTACCAATCACAATATGTCTTATCGTATTAGTTGATGCGTTACCTACTGATACGCCACCCCATGATGGCGTACCTTCAGTCCAAGAAGTTCCAGAACCATCAAGTATATTTAACTCAGCAGCAGTAGACGTAACAGCCGTAGACCCCAAAATCAAATCACCGTCAGGAATCGTAACATCCCCAGTAAACGTAGGAGTAGCATCCCACGCAGACGTACCAGAACCAGTACCCATAAGCACAGCATTAGCCGTAGCATTAGAATCACCAGTACCAACCTTAGTCTCTAACGCAATAATCGCACCAGAATGATTCGTATGAACAACATCATGCTCCTTACCAGAATCATCCATCTCATCCGACGCAGCAATAGTCGGTTGCTGAGTAGAAGTATCTAAACTACTAGGAAAATTTGTAGCCATTTAACCTCTATTCGTCGCCGTAAAGGGACTCCTCAGATGCGGTATTCTTACCAACCAAAGAAAATGATTTATCGCCAACTTTCGTAGCAGCCCAACTTTTAAGAACCGATAGCACAGCAGCAAATCCAGAAGCTGCAACCAACTTCCAGTTGCTTACTCCCATGTCAAGGAAGCTGTTACCACTGATTGTGGCTACTGCTGCTTGCACGAATGTTGCTCCGCATCTTTCAAGTAAATCTAGATATTCTTTCATCGTAATAACGCCTTCCAAGTATTTGGTCCAACTACGCCGTCAACATATAGTAGCCGACGCTTCTGGAACTCCACAACAGCCTTTCGAGTAAGTCTGCCATAATCCGAATCTATCTTGTACCGATATAATCCTTTAGCAGCCAACAACTGTTGCACTACTTTAACCGCTGCTCCTTTAGATCCTTTCTTCAAAGGATGGGCAGTAACCAAAGCCTCTATCTCAGCAAACGCAGCAGCAATACCTTTAACGTCTTGCTTTACTGTTTTAGTAGCTTTCGTACCTTTCAAAGCAGGCGCATCAAACCATTTAACTTTGCCATTAACAACTTTACAAGGCTGATGATGCCACCATTCGCCTCTAACATACGCAACCATGCCATAAGATTTAGCTATGGCGTTCACTTGAGAAGTACTAATACCACGACCAGTAATTCTAAAATCAACGGCATAACCCCAGTTATCAAACGCTGGTTGTTGCATGTGATAAGAACCTTGAAACCCTGAAGATGTTTTACGATCAGGGTTAGCAGCTAGGTTAAACCCTGCTTTACCGCTTTTGTATCCGTCGTAGAAGTATTTTTGTTGTGCGTAGGTTCGTACCCCTGATACGACTTTGACTTTGTTGCGGATACGACTGTCTCTAAAGAATGCTTCTAGTCTGCGTTTGAACTCTGGGTGTAGTAGTTCGATGTTAACGTGTTTACTGGTCGTCGGTATCATCTTGTTGTTCTGTTAGCTTTCTGATTTGTACTGCTTGTACGCAAATCTTTAGTTGTAGTGGGTATTGTTTTTCTAGTTCTTGGAGTATTTCTACTGGGCTTAGTTCCATTTACTTACTCACCTGCATCCGCATCAATTTCCGCATTCTCATATTCTGTTACTAATTTACCATTAGTATCAGTCAAACTAGAGTCAATTATTGCTTGATCTTTACGTTCACCTATAACCATCCAATTACAAACTGCCCCATCTGGTCCGCTAATTGTCAATGTCTTTCCTGAAAGTGACCAAGTGACAGCGTTACCTGAACTACTAACCATAGACCAAGTATTTGTGTTGAGTGCTTCCCAAGTTCCAGCAGTTATGTTTGAAACTGTGTCAAGATCAATCGTTGCTGAACTTCCTGAAATTGTGACTGTGCCACGATAGATGTTGTCACATGTTGGACCTTCAATAAATGAATGTCTTAGTCGCCAGTCGCCACCTTTAGTTGGATGCGGAATGTCAAATGAGCCTGATGTTTTTGAAATAGAACCCAATATAGATGTGTTACCTCTAAGTTGTATTAAGTTTAATCTATCAGAACCGCCTCTTGGTCCAATATAAAAGTCACCTTCTATTGGACCACCAAACCAAAGACGAGTGTTATCTGATCCTGTCCCAGTGTTGTCAGCATAAATGTTGTATCCCTCTTGGAAGTTGATTTGAAAGTTTGATGAACCTGCTGTTGTATTAGTTAAGTTAATTTTTGCATTTCCCCATAACTCAAGATCATCTTCTGCTTGATCCCATAACAAGAAAGCTCCACTTTCTGCACCAAAGAATTTTACATTATGACCAGTGTCATCCACTCCTACAGTTAAAGTACCATCAAGTTGAGTATTAGCGTCAACATCTACATTGCCATCAATGTTAACAGTGCTACTAAACGTAGTCGCCTTAGCAACCGTAATAGCCTCAGAACTATCAGTAGTCACAAACGTAATATACGCATTATCAGCTTCCTCAATAATCAAAGCAGAAGCCTGATTATCAGGAATCTTAATAGAGTTCTCACCAGCATTCGTAAATTGCAACGCACCATCAGCGCCACCAGACAACACCAAATCACCAGCAATATCAGCAGAGCTAGACAAATCAAGCGTAGCTGCATCCAACTCACCAGTTAGCGTAACATTACGGAAACTAGCAATATCTTTACTAGCGTCAACAACAACAGCCTTAGACGCAACCACCGTTCCAGCAGTAGAACCATCAAGCAAATTAAGTTCAGCAGCACTCGACGTAACCGCAGTAGAACCCAAAATTAAATCACCTTCAGGAATCGTAACATCATCAACAAACGTAGGAGTCGTATCCCAAGCAGAAGTACCAGCACCAGTACCAATCAACACAGCACCAGAAGCAGCCGTAGTATCACCAGTACCCAACTTCTCCTCAATCTGCAACACAGCACCATTCACATTATTATGAACAGTCGCATGGTTAGGCGAATTAAGATTATCAGAATCCGCTATATTATCAGGAAGTTCATCAGGGTCACGGTCTAACGCACCCGGAAATCTAGTTGCCATCATTCACCTCTTATGGAGTTAAGTCAATCGTAAAAATACCGCCAGCAGCAAACGTAATCGTAAACGTTCCGTTACTCGACGAAAAATCAGAACCAAAATCAATGTATGCAATAAGCGGATCATCAGTTAAAGAATCATCATAAATCACAGCGCCCCTAGCACTTGTGATTGTTGCAGATGACCATGATGTGTCAGCAGCATCAAACTTAATCGTGCCACTTGTCTGAGTTAAAGCCAAACTACTTAACGTGTTACCACCAGCAGTATACCCTGACCCAGAAACCTCATTAGAAACGTCACCCTTGAAATCATGCGCCCCAAAATCAGGAGTGTACGATGACGTAACCAACATAATCTTAATTGTGTCACTGTCTAGATCTAACGCAAGAGTGTTCTTCAAAGCGTTAAGAAAAGTTATTCCATAAAGACCACTAGCCATCAGCGTTCTCCTCATCAGTTACAACGCTGGCTTGTATCGTCTCAGCCGCTATAACTACATCTACTTGTTCATCTTCCATGATGTCCAATAATAATATAATCAAATAAAGAAAGATAGAGGGTAGGCCAACCTCCCAGTAAAGTCAGCCTACCCTACTACCTAATTAAGAACTATTAGTTAGTTCCTATTGAGGATGATGTTTCAATCCTTCGAATACATTCCTCACGGAATCTTCCGTATCCTACAAGATGATACCAACCTACTGTGTTGAATCGACGTAAGCTGTCGGTTACAGGACCGAACACTACGCTTGGATCAGCACCGAAACCGGCTGCCCGGCTGTGTGCTTTCGCAAGAGCTTGTCTACCAACTATTACAGTTTTGTATTCATCAACGTTAGAAGCACCAGCGTCAGCGGTTAGCGTAATTCTTGGTGTTTCAATGAAGTCAACTCCACCGAATGTACCAATGCTACCGTTTCGGACACCTGCTCCGTCTTGACGAATTTGGTGTTGGATAACGTCAGTTACTGCTGTAGCTGCACGAAGATCGAAAGAAACGTCAGGGTGGATAAATCCAACGTAAACGTTTCCGTCAAATGCAGGTGCAGAAGCGGCTCGTAGGTTAGCAACAGCTTTACGGATAAGACCAGCGGTAACAATGTCACCTGCTGCTAGTTCTCCTGTAGCTGTAGCATCGCCACCGAATAGTACGTTGCTTCCTTCTGTAACAATGTCGTGAACAATCTTATCAAGACTGTCACCCATGTTGTAACCGATAATGTTCGCAGCGTCAGCGTCTATGTTTAAGAAGCTGGTTCCACGGGCTTTAGCGGTGGTTTGTATTGTATTACCGTACTCAGCAAGTGTTACTGTAACTTGTGCGTCACCCATTGTTGATGGTGTGAGGTCAGAAGTTTCAGATATTGCTGAAGTAGCTTGTGATAGGTCACTGTACTTTGTGAACTTAACGCTTGCACCAGCGTGCGATTGGTTTGTGGTTTTCACATCGCAAACCATCTCAAAGAGAGGTTGTGATCGCAACGCAAAGTAAGCGAGCTGTTCAAATGCTGCGTTACCAGCGGAGTTCAGCGAACTCATTTGTGTTATTGCCATTAGGCTATTCTCCAATTAAATTTTGGAGCCTACCTCACGTCATTGCGTTAAAAGTACCGCCATTAGATTCCCACAACTGTCGCAGTTCATCTTCGTTCTTAGTTTGTTTAATTAAACTCTCAAATTGTGGGTCAGTGACAGGACCAGCATCATCACCAGCTTCAGCGATTCTTTGTTCCGCCTCTACCTGTGCTGCAAACTGCGCCTGTTGATCTACCAAAGACGTATCAGCTTGAGCTACCACATTAGATAACCCTGCGCTATTAGCCTCAGCTTGTATCGCATCAACAGTTAACTCGCCTTCGTAGCCTTTCATAAAGTACTCAGTCATCCTATTGGATGGGTCTAAGCCAGCATCACGAAACACTTCTTTGCGTTGCATCTGTTGAACTTGCGCTTCAAGCTCATCAGCCCTCTTAGCTTTCGCCTCAAGTTCTCTACGCCAATTTGGTTTGGATTCGGTACTAGAAACTTCTTCCGTTTCTGTAGACTCTGTTTCCATTATGTCACTCACCTTTACGTACACGCTAACAACGGTGGAATGTTAGCGGAGTTTAATTTTGTGTGAACGGCTCACCCTCTTAGTGGGGCAGATCACATAATTAAATATAAGTAAAATACAAGGTTTTGTAAACAACCTATGACATTTGGGTTGAGCCTAGCCCAGTAACACCTGTCTGTTGCAACAATCCTCCAGAACCTGATTGTCTAGTTTGTTGCCTTCTTTGCCGCATACGACGCACTAAATTAGCGTCACCAGCATCTAAACCAAACGCAGATGAAGCTAACGTATCAGTAGAAACGCCTTCGCTAGATAACGTAGATTGCGTTAACCCTGCTTGTGGAGATAAAGCAGAACCTATCTGTATCGGTTGCACATTACGTGACGCTAACTCTTCAGCCACGCTAGCGCTAAAGCCTTGACCCACAGTATCTACCGCCGCTGACGATAACCCAGCAGCAGTCATCTGTACCTTCTGCTCCATTAAAGTTACGCCTCTTTCAGGGTCTAAGAAATACGCTATCATATCTCCGTCACCTATCTCAGGGTATAAACGTCGCAACTCGTCTTGCAAGTTTGGGTCAATGTTAGAAACTGCTTGTGCTGCTAATGCTGTGCGTGATGCAAATTCTTCAGCGGATACGTCGTTGCCTATGAAGTTAGCGAAGTCGTCAGGCGAATCGTAAAATGATTTAGGTAAACCAAATTCAGCTAATACGTTAGCGTAGTTGCGTTCTAACGCAATGTATTCGTCTATTGATACAGCATTTAAACCGTTTTCTAAACGTTGGTCCATGCCTTTAAAGCGTTCTTTAAATTCATTTGTTTGCCTTAGCCTGTAAATCATTTGGTTAACAGTAAAGTCTTTAGAAACGTATTCTTTAATTTCGTCTAGCAATGACACAGGCAAGCCGTAGTCTTCTAACATTTGTTTCATAGCGTCGTATGCTGCGTTATCTGTAACAGGAGCTGTTTCAGTAGGTAGTTCAGGTTCAGTTGCAGGTGTAGTAACAACAGGAGGTCCGTACACTCCTGTGTTTGGACCTGAGTTAGCAGTTTCTCCTATTGCCATAATTACAACCTTCCAAACGCTTGAGCTAAACCATCAACAAGATTATATATCTTATTCTGACCCTCATTACTATCTAAATAATCATCAGTAGTACGCACATAATTCTCAGCCTCCCACGTAGTCATCGCCCTAACCTTATTAGAAGAAGGGTCAACATACGACAAAATAGGATTCCACTTACTATCACGCAAATCAACTGTCTTACCCAACAACCTCTCAATAGCAGCCTCAGTATTAGCAAACAAACCTTTAGGACTTACACCCAACTCAGTAGCTTGCCCTTCTAAATGAGGATACGCAACCTTAGCCATATCTTGCAATATTTGTTGAAACTCATCAGTATTCAAATCACCACTAAGCATTTGCTCTGCATAATCTCTAGCTTGTTCTTCAGTCATATTTAAATAATAATTGCCAGCC